GTAAGCGGGTAGGCTACCCCACGTATCTTTCGACGGTGTGATGGGCGATCTTCTGCATGAATCATGCGGAGAATCCTATGAGCGACACTGTGAATCAGCCTCGGACATTCGAGGTTTTGACGGCGGAACCCGTGCGAAGCCGACGGCGGCCGCGAGACTGGTCGGATGACGAGAAGGCGCGGATTGTGGCTGCGTCGTTGCAGCCCGGGGCCAACGTCTCGGCGGTTGCACGGTCTGAAGGACTGGATCCCTCGCAGCTTTATGGATGGCGTCGTAAGGCGCTTGCGTCTGGTGTTGTTTCACCAGTAACAGCGGGACCGGCCAGTCCGGCCAGATTTGCACGTGTTGAAACGACGTGTAGCGCTTCGATCGATATTGTTGTCGCCGACATGGTAGTTCGCGTCGGTTCAGCCTTCGATCCGGATCACCTGGTGAAGGTTCTGAGGGCGGCTCGCAAGGCATGATTTCCAGCGGTGTGGTGGTTTATGTGTCCTGTCAGCCCGTCGACTTCCGCAAGGGAGCCGCTTCCCTGATGGCAGTTGTCCGTGATGGCGGTCTCGACCCGTTCAATGGTGCGCTTTATGTCTTCCGGTCAAAACGTGCCGACCGGGTCCGGATTGTGTGGTGGGATGGCAGTGGCGTTTGCCTTTATTCGAAAACGCTTGAGGACCGTGGCTTTTGCTGGCCGGGCCTGTCAGTTGCGAGGATACGTCTGGATCATTCCCAGCTCATGGCTTTGTTGGCTGGAATGGACTGGAAAAAGATCCGCCCGAACAGGACAAGACGCCCTTTGCTGACAGGATGACAACGCCTGCGGCAAGATGATTCATGATGCTGTAATGGTTGGGAAAACGGCCGCTTTTATGCTCTACTCAGCCTCATGGATTTACCGCTTCACGATCTGCCGGATGACGTTGACGCACTGAAAGCTATGGTGCTCGCAATGGCACGTGAGCAGGCTGAAAAGGAAGCCCGGTTGAAGGCTGCTGAAGCTGAGATTGCCCGGCTGGAGGCAGTGGAGAAGAGCGCCAACGAACGGATTGCCAACCTGACATCCATCATGAAGGTTTTGCAGCGCGCCCAGCACGGCCGACGCTCCGAACGATTACACCTTGGTGTTAGCGATGAACAGGTATCGTTTGCTTTCGAGGAAGTGGAAACCGGTCTCTCGGCGATCCAGAGCGAACTTGACGATGCGGCCAGGGGCAAGCCGAAACGGGCATCACGTCCGCGCAAGGGCTTTGCCGCTCATCTCGAACGCATTGAGGAAGTCATCGAACCGGAGATTCCGGCTGGTTGCGAGGGTCTGGAAAAGGTCCTGATCGGCGAGGATCGCTCGGAACGCCTGGACGTCGTGCCCCCGAAGTTCCGGGTTGTCGTGACACGCCGCCCCAAATATGCATTCCGGAACCATGATGGTGTGGTTCAGGCGCTCGCGCCTGCACATATTATCGAGAGCGGTTTGCCGACAGAGCGCCTGCTCGCCTATATAGCCGTTTCCAAGTATGCCGATGGCCTTCCACTTTACCGTCAGGAGGCAATCTATTTGCGCGATGGCGTCGAGATCAGCCGGAGTTTGATGGCGCAATGGATGGGGCATCTGGGCTTCGAGCTTCAGATATGCGCCGATTATATCCTGGAGCGGGTCAAGGAAGGTGAAAGGGTCTTCGCCGATGAGACGACCTTGCCCACTCTGGCTCCCGGTTCGGGAAAAGCCACCAAGGCATGGCTTTGGGCCTATGCACGCGATGATCGTCCCTATGGTGGGAGCAGTCCACCAATGGTGGCCTATCGTTTTGAAGACAGTCGGGGCGCAGAATGCGTGGCGCGGCATCTTGCCGGGTTCAACGGAATCCTGCAGGTGGACGGATATGGCGCCTATACGAGCATGATCAAGGCGCAAGCCAAGGCTGGGCGCAATGAACAGATACAGCTCGCAGGCTGCTGGGCACATCTGCGCCGCAAATTTTACGATCTGCACGTCAGCGGGATCTCGCAGGCTGCAACAGATACGGTCACCGCCATGACCAAATTGTGGAAGATCGAGGATGAGGTGCGCGGCAAGAATGCCGACATCCGCGCCGCGTTCCGTCAGGAACAGTCTGAAACCATTGTCGCCCGCCTCTTCGACCGGTGGGAAAAGGAACTGGGTAAAGTCTCGGGCAAGTCCAAAACCGCCGAGGCGATCCGCTACGCGTTCACCCGGCGCGAGGCCCTGGAGCGCTTCCTCACCGATGGCCGGGTCGAAATCGATAGCAACATTGTCGAGCGTGCGATCAGACCACAGACAATCACGAGGAAAAACAGCCTGTTTGCCGGAAGCGAAGGCGGCGGACGGACCTGGGCTACACTGGCCACGCTTCTCCAGACATGCAAAACGAACAGCGTCGATCCGCTTGACTGGCTATCCCAAACACTAAGCCGCATTGCTCAAGGCTGGCCTGTAACCGAAATCGAAGCTCTTATGCCTTGGAACTTCAAGTCTAACGCCATCGGCTGACCGCTTACACCTGAATGCCACACAGGCCGCGATAAGGGCAGGGTACAGCGAGAAGACTGCTCAACAGCAAAGCTCACGTCTGTTGTTAAATGTTGTGGTGCAGGAAGCCATTGCCAAAGGGCGGGAAAAGACCGCCGCAAAGCTCGAAATCACGAAAGAGCGCATTGCAGATGAATTGGCGAAGATCGCCTTTGCAGACATACGCAAAGCGGTTAGGTGGGGTAAAAGCCCGATAGACACGACATCGGAAAACGCCAGCCCGAACGGCCTTGGCATCTATCCGGTCGAACTGGTTCCGAGTGAAGAAATCGAAGATGATATTGCAGCGGCGGTATCGGAAGTCTCGCTGACACAAACCGGCATCAAAATCAAAATGCACGATAAGAAGGGCGCATTGGTCGATCTGGCAAAGATGCTCGGCTTTATGGTGGAGAAACACGAGCATTCAGGTGAGATATCTCTGACCGTGTCGCAAGAGGACGCTGAACTGTGAGACATGGCTGCAATTCAACTGACGGAGAAACAACGACAGGCTAACCGGCTCTTGGGTGGCCCTGCGCGCAATATCATGCTGCGCGGCGGCTCTCGATCTGGAAAGACGTTCGTTCTTGTCCGCGCGATCATTCAACGGGCAATCAATGCGCCTGGTTCTCGGCATGTCATTTTCCGCTTCCGGTTCAACCATGCCAAGACTTCCGTGTGGTCCGACACTCTGCCGAAGGTCTTGAAGCTTTGCTTTCCATCGCTGCGTGTGCGGTTCGACAAGACTGACTTCTATGTCGAGTTACCAAACGGTTCTCAGGTTTGGATTGCCGGCCTGGATGATAAGGAGCGTGTCGAGAAGATTCTCGGGCAGGAATATGCAACGCTCTATTTCAACGAAAGCAGTCAGATTCCGTGGGCATCGGTGGAAACCGCAATGTCCCGTTTGGCTCAAAAATGCGAGCTCGCGGCGCAAATAGCCAAGGCCACCGGGCGGCTATATCTGGCGCTCAAGGCATATTTCGACTGCAACCCGCCTTCAAAGCTGCATTGGAGTTTTCAGCTATTTCGGGCGAAGATGAAGCCGGGCACGAAAGAGGCGCTTCCCAATCCCGACGACTACGTCGAGATGAAGGTGAACCCTTCCGATAATGCCGATAATCTGCCGGCGGAGTATTTCGACGTGCTGGCCTCGATGTCGGCAGCAAAGCGGCTACGTTTTGAAGCGGGTGAATGGGCAAGCGAAGTCAACGGCGCATTGTGGGCGCTGGATGACCGCACGGCTGCCGACGGCAAAATCATGCCAGGTATAGACAGCTTGCGCGTGAAACAGGCGCCAGAGCTTGTTCGTATCGTGGTCGCTGTCGATCCATCAGGCACGCGTGGCGATGACGGAGGCGACGATATCGGCATTGTCGTGGCTGGTCGTGGAATAGACGGCCATGCTTACATTCTGGAGGATGGTACTTGCCAGTTATCGCCGGAAGGGTGGGGCAGGCGAGCAGTCGATCTGTATCACCGTTTCGAAGCTGACCGGATTGTCGGCGAGCGGAACTACGGCGGCGACATGGTGCGCTTCACTGTCGCGACCGCGGATAAGAAAGCGGCTTTCAAGGAAGTTGTTGCCAGTCGCGGCAAGGCCGTTCGGGCGGAGCCGATCAGCGCCTTGTATGAACAGGGCAAGGTTCATCACGTGGGCATTTTCCCTGATCTTGAGGACCAGATGTGCAACTTCACGGCCTCAGGCTACGTGGGCGATGGGTCGCCCGACCGTGCCGACGCCCTTGTCTGGGCAATCACTGAATTGATGCTTGGCGCTGAGATGCCGAAAGCTGTCTTTGGAACCTATGGACGAGTAAATGGCTGATACAGATTATCTCGCTACATCAGCCGATTATAAGGCGATGCTCGGTTACTGGACGAAGGTCGCGGCGATCCGTGGCGGTGTGGATGCCATGCGGAAGGCTGGCGCGGCCTATCTTCCGCAGTTCCCCAACGAGAGTGATCCGAACTACGACTACCGTCTGGCGAACTCAAAGTTCACCGACATCTATTCGGACATCGTAGAGAACCTGGCATCCAAGCCATTCTCGAAGGAAGTCACGCTTGCCAACGATACCGTGCCGGAAGCAATCAAGGTTGTGACCGAGGATATCGACGGTGGCGGCAATCATCTGCACGTCTTTGCTGATACGGTGTTCTTCAACGGTATTCACAACGCTATCGACTGGATACTGGTGGATTATCCGACCGTTCCGGAAGGTGCCACGCTTGCCGATGAGAAGCGGATAGGTGCACGGCCATATTGGGTGAATATCCCAGCGACAGACATGCTCTGGGTCGAAAGCAAGGTCATCAACGGCAAGGAACAGTTCACCTACGCCAAGATTTACGAGCCCGTTACCCAGCGAGAAAGCACCGGTACGGAACAGCGCATCGATCGTGTTCGCATCCTGCTCCGGGATGAACTTGAAGGTGGTCAGTATGGTCCTGCCCGGTATGAAATCTGGGAGAAGGCCACAACGAATAATGCTGGCTGGACGCTGATCGCGGAAGGACCGATCTCGATTGGTGTGATTGCATTGGTGCCGTTCTTCACCGGCAGACGCGAAGGCTCGACATGGCGCATTCGCCCGCCGATGCGAAACGTCGCTGAATTGCAGGTTGAGCATTATCAGCAGGAGACAAATCTCAAGTCCGCCAAGGAACTGACCGCCTTTCCAATGCTTGCGGGCAATGGTGTGACGCCACCTGTGGATGAGAATGGCCAGCCGATAATGGCGCCGATTGGTCCATCGGTTGTTCTCTATGCACCTCCGACGCCGGATGGCACAAAGAGCGGGCAGTGGCAGTTCATCGAACCTTCGGCATCGTCTCTCAAGTTTCTCTCTGAAGAGGTGGACAAGACCGAGACGCAGATGCGCGAGCTTGGTCGTCAGCCGCTGACGGCGGGCACTAGTGGGATTACGCAGGTTGCCGCAGCCTTCGCCTCGCAGAAGTCAGCCAGCGCCGTACAGGCTTGGGCTTTCATGCTCAAGGACTGCCTTGAGCGGGCATACGTCTTCACATCGATGTGGCTGAAAGTGAAGCTTGAGCCGACTGTCTACGTGAACACGGACTTCGCAATCGAACTCGGAGAGGACAAGGCGCCCGACACGCTTCTGATCATGAACGAGCGCGGCAAGCTCAGCACACAGACGCTCTGGCAGGAAATGAAGCGCAGAAGCATCCTTTCGCCCGAGTTTGACGCGGATGAAGAGGAAAAGCGGATTATGGACGAACTTCCCGGTGACGATACCGAGGATGATCTGACAGCCGCCGTCACTCCACCCGGTGAAAGAGCCGGCAGAATAGTCGAACGAACACTCTGATTTCACACGGCTCGGCAGGGTGATCCTTCCGGGCCTTTTTCAATGCGCGGGAAGCGCAACAACTATCCGGGATGGATAAACATGGCTCTCAAAGCAATTCTGGCATCGCTTGACGGTATCGATGAGGCAATCTCGGCTCTCTATGTCGAGAAGGACGGCAAGTTCATTCTTGATGTCGAAGGTGTCGACGGCTTCGCACTGGAAGACGTGAACGGTCTTAAGACGGCGCTCGGCAAGGAACGTACGACACGCGAACGTCTTGAGCGCGATGTGATCAAGTTCAAGGACCTCGATCCTGAGAAGGCTCGCGAGGCTCTGGCCAAGCTGGAAGAACTGACCAGCATCGACCCGGCCAAGGAAGCCGACAAGATCGCAAATACGAAGTTCGAGGCTGCCAAGGCACAGCTTCTGGAAAAGCACACAGGCGAACTTACCAGCCGTGATGAGCGTATCGGCCATCTGACCAAGACAGTTGAGGGCCTGCTCATTGACGCCGCTGCAACGTCTGCGCTGGCCGAAGCCAAGGGCTCGGTTGAACTGCTCCTTCCTCATGTCCGGGCTCATACCCGCGTAAAGGAAGTCGACGGCAAGTTTACTGTCGAAGTGATCGACAAAGACGGTAACGCAAAAATCGCGGATTCCAAGGGTACGCCGATGGATATCTCTGGTCTGGTTGCCGAAATGAAGGAATCTGACGCGTTCGGACGCGCCTTTGAAGGTTCCGGCCAGTCGGGCAGCGGAAAGCAGCCTGGTGCTGGCGGCGGTGGCAATGCTCCGCAACGCGGTAATTTCGGCGGATCGAAGGAAGAGCGCGCAGCCGCTATCGCTTCGAAGTTCCCCGAACTGAGGGGTTAATCCCCTCAAATCTCTCTGCTGCTGTCTCGGGATGAGAAGCGGCATGCATTAGGCGGGAAGCCTACCAATCCATCAAATCCCGAGACAAGCACAGGAGAAACCTCATGTCTCTTTCCCAGATGCAGGTATTTAACAAATACTTCATGCCTGCCACCATCGAAACGCTGGCCCAAATGGTCAACAAGTTCAATGCTGCTTCCGGTGGCACGATCCGACTGACCACGGAAGGCTTCGAAGGCGATTTCCTTCAGGAATCGTTCTACGCGGCGATCCACTCGGCCCGCCGTCGTGTTGACCGCTATGCGACCAATGCCGATCAGGCTGCGACCGATCTGACCCAGCAGAAGCACACTTCGGTGAAGGTTGCCGGTGGCTTTGGCCCGGTTCGCTATGAACCCTCCCAGATGACCTGGCTTGAAAAGCCGACCGCCGAAGGCATCGAAGTGGCTTCGCGCAACTTTGCCGAAGCTCTGCTTCAGGATCAGCTCAACACGGCAATCGCCGCTCTTGTTGCTGCAATTAGCAATCAGGGTGCGGATACGACCGTTGATGTGTCCGCAACTGGTCCGGTGACCTATGCGGCAGTAAACAACAGTCATGCGCTGTTCGGCGATCATTCTGGTCTGCTCGTTGCGCAGGTAATGGACGGTGCGACCTATCATGGGTTTATCGGCCAGAACATTGCCAATGCTCAGCAGTTGTTCCAGGCCGGAACTGTCCGCGTGATCGACATTCTGGGCAAGATCTCGGTCATTACCGATGCTCCGGCGCTGTTCACGGCAGCGGCTGGAGAGGACCCGGCAATGCGTCGCGTTCTTTCCCTCGTTGCAGGCGCCGCCACGGTTACGGATAGCCGGGATATCATCTCGAATATCCAGACCACGAACGGCAAGCAGCGCATCGAAACGACCCTGCAGATCGATTACACCTTCGGTCTGGGCCTCAAGGGCTATACCTGGGATGAGACCAACGGCGGCAAGTCTCCGACTGACGCTGAACTCGCCACGGGCAGCAATTGGGACAAGGTCGTTACCTCGATCAAGCACACTGCGGGCACTCTCGCGGTCGGCGCAGCGCAGTAAGGCAACATGGGCGGGCTACGGCTCGCCCTTTTCATTCGAGGGTTTTACATGACCAAAGAACAGAAGATCGCCTATGTCGTTCACCCGGTTTCGGCCAAGATGAAACAGTCCCTCCGTGAAAACGGAATGAAGATCATCGACGCCCGGTTTGCTCCAGAGGACGCCAAGATCATCAACCCGCATAAGAAGCGGGAAAAGGCACAGGGCCAACAGACGACGACACCTCCCGCAGAGCCTGGCGGCGGTATTGGTACGGATAGCGGCGAGCAATTCAGCGATGAACAGCTTTTCGACCTCATTGAGAAGGCAACCGGAACCCGTCTGCATCACAAGACCGGGCGCGCCAAGCTGGTTGAGACGTTCAATTCTCTGAACGCTGATGCGGCAAAGGAAAGCGGAGAGGCTTAAACGGATGACTCTCAATACGACCGTGGGCGATCCCGACGCTGACAGCTATGTCGATCTGGACGAGTTCAAGGCCTACTGCGGAAAAGTCGGCTATGACCTTGAAGGGAAAACAGATACCGATCTCGAACAGGCTCTTCGCCGAGGAACGACTTGGCTAGACGGAACTTACGGACAGCGATTTATCGGTGAACCAACTACTGTCGAGCAGGCGCTTGAATGGCCGCGAAATAACGCCGTATGGCGCGGCGCGTTGTTGCCGAGCACGACGATACCGCAACGGGTCAAGAACGCGCTGTGTGAAGCCGCTTGGCGGGAATTGAGTGCACCGGGAAGCCTTTCGCCCGACTACGTGCCAGCCGAAGCGATTAAACAGGAACAGGTCGGCGATCTGTCCGTCACATACCAAGACACAAACGGCGAGATTGATGACGTCCTGCCGGTGATCAGCGTCGTTGAAGGTATCCTTGCCGGGTTTATCCGCGGCAAAGTGCAGGGTGTGTTCGGGTCAGCTGCTAGAGCCTAGATCATGCGGTTGTAAGGCTTTTGC